GCTTGCCGTACCCGTGGCACATCAGGGGGTGACATGGCATCACGCAAAAAGAAGTACGTGCTACTGCGCGGCGTTATAAGCGGGGTGCTGATCGTGGGCGACCGTAAATGGTACGAGCGCGAGAAAGTCGCCAGAGGTGGGCTGTGGAAGCAACTGCACCAGAGCGATGACTACGATGTGCTTGTCCAAATGATGAAGCTGGGCAACAAACCGCCCGAGCCACTGTTCAATGATGAAAGGTAACAAATGTTAGGAACGTACATGGCAACAGGATGGAGCGCAAGGTTTGGCAACTGGGTCACCGAGCGCATCGAGGCTAAGAACATGAAAGCCGCGAAGGATAGATTCACAACACTGTACCCGACACTGAAAACAGTCAAGGTGTACGCAATTAAGGAGAGATGAGATGCCATACATAAGCGTAGACGTTGACTTGGAAGAATTCAGCGATGACGAGATCGAGCGAGAGTACGAGGACAGGAAGCTGGGCGACCGCACTGACCCTGACGAGATGTACCAACGTGCGTATGCACTGCATCACCAAGGCAAGAAGGACGAAGCCTACGCAGTTCTGTGGGAGCTTTGTCTGGACAAAGTGAACAAGATAATTTAACGAAAGGAAATTGAAATGGGATACCAAACAGTAAAGCAAGTGCCGACATTCCGCGACTACCAACACGCACACCAATGGTGGGGGATGACCAAGCCAATCCGTGGGCGGGACGTTGACCTGCGACCATTGGCCGAGCGGCGCTATGCCGACTGCTACAGCATACGCAAGAACCCAGATACCCAAGCGATTGAGTGCGTGTTGTACACTACGCCCGTGGTGTTGTTCATGCCCGATGGTGAGGTGCATATCTGCAACAGTGGATGGGCAACCGCATCCACACACATGTTCATTGAGGAGGTGTTGGGAACTGGCGTATCAGCACGAGCGCGGCGGGGGCGCTCAATCCTCAAGTTCGACAACACAGTGCTTACGTTTGGCGGTAACGAAACGGTGCGCCTACGCAAGAACGGCTTGAAGTACGAAGCCATCAACGCACAAACGCACTACGACTACAAGATCAATCGCCGTGGAGCCAACAATGTTAGGGGTCGGTTCAAAGATTTCTACGACTACTTCAAAGGGTTCGTAAAGCTGAGAGGCGAAGAAGCGCAGGGCAGTCATTACGGGCCAATGCGAACGATGGTCAACTGCACATTCACCGAGCTTGCCGACTGTATCGGAGTAAAGGACTATTGGGCCAATGAATATCTCACGATATGTATAGACGACTGGCGGGGCCTGACGATGAAGCCCGGAACGTACCTCGGATGGAACAAGATACCGAAGGACGAATACGAGCGCACGACCTTTGCGTTTCTTGATCTGATCAAGAGCGACCAACCCGAGGAGACCAAGCACACGAACTTTCACAAGGCAGCGTTGATTCTGCTGTCGTACAAGCACTCAAACATGACCGAGAAGAAAGGTGATACGTCCGCACGAACAGTGTGGCTTGACGTATCGACAGGCCAACAAACACTGGACACCACGTTGTTCAAGTGGTTCGCGCCCGAGGTGCTTGAGCGTTACGAGGTGCCCAAGGGTAAGGTTCCGAGCAACAAATATACGAGCTGGATAGAGGGGGAAAACACTTGACATTGTAAACCAACTGTGGTACAATATATGTTCAGTGGGAATTCGCCTACTGAATGCAACCCAAGCCCCGGCAAATCTAACAACTGTTAGGTCGGGCACATCATTAGAAACTTTGGAGTATTAGAAATGGCTGAAATCAATTTTGGTAAGAGCATCACCCTCAAGCAAGCCGCTGGCTTGATTAAGTCCAACCCCGAGACTCGGTTCTTGTTGCAGGGCGAACCCGGCATCGGCAAGTCATCCCTGCTTGAGAACATCGCCGACGAGCTTGGTTACGACCATGCGTATATTGACGTACCCAACATGGACTTGGGCGACATTGCAATGCCTGTGATCGACCACGACACTAAAACAACACGCTACTACCCGAACGCACGGTTCAAGGTTCACGCTAACAAACCGTTAGTCATCATGCTCGACGAATTCACCAAGGGCGCTGACCCAGTGAAGAACATGCTTCACCCCATGCTTGAGAAGGCGAATCCCCGACTCGGTGACATTCCATTGTCGAAAGACACGGTGGTGTTCCTGACCGGCAACTTGACCAGCGATGGTGTGGGCGACAACCTGAAAGCGCATAGCCGCAACCGACTTGTCCCCGTGACGATTGCCAAGCCGAGCGCTGACGAGTGGCTTGAGTGGGCGATGCCCAAGGGTGTGGCTCCCGAAGTATGTGCATGGGTGCATCAATTCCCGCAAGTGCTTGCATCGTACACCGATGGGGCGCAGAACGAGAACCCCTACATCTACAACCCACGCAAGGCGCAGAACGCTTTTGTCTCACCCCGTTCGCTTGAGACTGCATCTAACATTGTTAAGACTCGGGGTGTCAATGATGCGGAGGTTGTGATTGCGGCGCTGACCGGTGCGCTTGGTGAAGCTGGTGCGCGTGACATGCAAGCGTACATCGAGTTCGCCGATCAACTGCCTACGTGGGAAGCCACAGTTAAGGAGCCCAAGACGACCAAGATTCCGAATTCCCCCGGTGCTTGTGCCATCGTTGTGTTTGGTGCTATCGCACGTATCGACAAGACCACGATCACGCCGTTCATGCAGTACCTCGACCGGTTCAGCCCCGAGTGGCAAGCAGTGTTTGCGATCAACATCGCCAAGACACCGAGCAAGCAAGCGATTGCGTTCAGTTGCAAGTCGTTCGCCGACTGGGTCGCAAAAAACCAAGATTTGTTATAAACATGTCAGGACTAATTCTGGTATGATTGGTCTCATGGTGGTACAACCCACTGACAACTGGAGCAGATCATGGTTCGCAAGTACAACGAAGGCGTAGCCGAGTCCAACCGCAAGCGCAAAACGCACGGCGGTACGGTGGGGGCAAGACAGGGCGGGGCAAGTAAGACGTACAAAATTTGGACGGCTATCAAGCAACGCTGTTTCAACCCAAACACCGAGCACTACCACCGCTACGGAGGGAGGGGCATCACTATGTGTCAAGCATGGGCGGATGACTACGTGGCGTTTGTCCGTGACGTGGGGGAGAAACCAAACGGCATGACTTTGGAGCGCATCGACAACGATGGCGACTACGAGCTAACAAATGTTAGGTGGTCAAGCCGTAAGGACCAAGCCAACAACCGAGTGACAAACGTATACGTGGAGTACATGGGCATGACTAAAACTCTGGCGCAATGGGCCGACCATCTTGGGTACAAGTACGGTCTTATTGGTAGCCGTTGGAAGAAGGGCGTACGAGGCGATGCTTTGTTTGCCCCTCCCCGATGGTCAAGGAGCAAGCTGTAAATGCTGTACGCAGAGATTACGCTGGAGCAATACCCGCCCGGATGGGAGGAGCTTGAGTGGAAACTACACAAACTCAGGCAATTCAACCGGGCATACAAGCTGGAGGTAGGACGGCGGTTGTTCCAGCTGAAGTACCCAGAGTATCAGTTCACGCTGATCAAGTGGGAGTATCGGCCAGACATAAACACATCCGCAAAGCGCGAGGTGCTGTACGAAGGGCACGACTTCAAAGCCGTGCTCGGATTCATATCCATGCTGTTGAAGGCAGAGGAGGAGATGCGATGAGCGATGAGTACACGGACAAACGCGGGTACTTGCTTAGGTACTGCATTTTGTGGGAAGCGGTGAACACCGAGTACACGACCACCGTTCGATGGCGCGTGTGTGACCGCCGGGATGCGCACAAGGTGTTGGCTGTCTACAAGGAACGGAGCGAAGCCGTTGGTGTGTGCAAGTTGATGAACTCAATAGAGGAGGAAACGGCATGACCAAAAAGCTGTGGGTATGGCGGGAGGTGGTAGAGACCGATAAACCGGGCGACTCCGACCTGAGCGCCAAGAAGTTGAAGGCAACCGGACGGGCGTTCGTTATGCGAAGCCCTGATACGTTGGAAGGACCAACCGAAGTTCTCGGTGTGTTCGATTCTTATGAAGCGGCCATGAAGATGGTCGAGATTGGCAATGAAAGGTAACAAATGTTAGAAGAACGCAAATTGCAAAAAGCAAAGATCAGCCTGATGCGCGACCCCAAGTTCGCATTGCTGTCTGGTGTGATGATGGTCGGTAGCACACGGGTGGATGACAACATCCCAACTGCGTGTACCAATGGCCGAGACGAGCGGTATGGGCGCAAGTTTATACAGACGCTCAAAGAGACAGAGCTTAACTTTGTTGTGGCGCACGAGGGTGGGCACAAGATGTACCGGCACATGACTACGTGGAAGCGACTGCATGAGGAGGACGCACGACTCGCCAACAACGCGATGGACTACGTGATCAACCTGATGCTCAAGGACTTGGACCCAAGCGGTCGCACGATTGCCATGCCAACCTACCGCGATGGCCCGATGAAGGGTAAGCCGATGGGCCTGATCGACGAGCGGTTCCGTGGCATGAGTACCAAACAAGTATTCGACATTCTCAAGCAGGAGAAGGAAGAAGGCGGTGGCGGCGGAGGTGGCGATGGTGACGATGAAGGCGGCATGGACATTCACGACTGGGCCGAGGCCAATGACTTGACCCCGGAGGAAGTCAAAGAGCTTGAGCGCGATATTGACCAAGCGATTCGTCAGGGCCTCATGGCGCATGAGAAGGTAGCAGGTAAGGGAACTGGTCTATCGAACCGCGAGTTGGAAGAATTGCTTGAGCCCAAGGTTGACTGGCGTGAAGTATTGCGTGAGTTTGTCAAGGCTACGTGCAGTGCCAAGGACACATCGAGCTGGCGCAGGGTCAATCGTAGGTTCTTGAGTACGGGCATGTACATGCCGAGCATGATTGGCGAGAAGGTTGGCCACTTAACCATCGGTGTGGATACGTCAGGATCGGTAGGTGGCAAAGAGCTGGCCGAGTTCTTGTCCGAAGTCAAAGGCATCGCCGAGGAAGTCAAGCCCGAGAAGGTTGACTTGCTGTACTGGGACGGTGAAGTGGCTGGGCACGAGGAGTATTCCGACCATGACGTTGCCAACATTGTTAGCTCTACCCAACCGAAAGGCGGCGGGGGTACAAGTCCAAGCTGTGTGTCTACGTACTTGAACGACAACAAGATCAAGCCCGAGTGCGTGATCATGCTGACAGATGGGTATGTGGGCAATGACTGGGGCAACGACTGGCCGTGTCCTGTGCTGTGGGTGATCACTGGCGGCAATACCGTCATGGCCCCGAACGGCAAGACGATTCACATCAAGGACTGACATGGCAATAATTGCGACAAACATCGAGTGGTTCTACGACCCAGCCACTTACATAAGAGGGTACGGCGTATGGCACGTACAACCGCATGTGTGGTCTGTGGTAACGGAGGACAACAGCACACCAAAGTCAGTGCTCAAAGTGCTAACAACTGTTAGCGACCGCCAGACGGCGATTGGGTTTATTAAACTTTTGAAGGAGAACTGAAATGAGTATTAGCGCATCAGCATTGTTAGTCGAGTTGAACATCAGTGTTTGGCCCGCAACGAAGATCGACCGTGAGACCACGGCCCAAGTGAATACGGACGCATTCGCAGTGCGAGACGCATCACAGACCAAGAAGAATCTTTTCGCAGGTACGGGTTTGCGCAAAGACATTGAGAAGTTAGCGGCGCGGATTCGGCTGTACCACAACCAACGTACCCTGCCGTGGGCAGACAAGGGCGAACGCATGTTGCCGACCGCTCTGTTCATGGAGTACAAGCAGACGATGAACGCCTACGAGCAGACGTTCGAGACGATGTGCAACAACTTTTACGCCGAGTACCCGCGACTGGTGCAAGAGGCGCAGGTGAATCTGGGCAAGCTATACAAGGCCGAGGATTACCCAGACCTAACAGATGTTAGGTTGAAGTTCGGGTTCCGGCGCACGGTAAAGCCCGTGCCCGAGGCCGGTGACTTCCGACTGGACATTCCAGCGAATGACTTAGAGGAGATGCGAGCCGAGTTCGTGTCCCAGCAAGACGAGAAGTTGGCCGAGGCGATGCGAGCACCGTGGGAGCGTCTGCATACGATGCTAGTGGGTATCTCGGAGAAGCTGACAGATTCTGACGGAGACGATGACAGCAAGAAGCGATACCACGACACGCTGATCACCAACCCGCTGGAGTTGTGCGAGTTGTTGACGAAGCTGAACGTGACCAAGGACCCCAAGCTGGAGGAGGCACGTAAGCAACTGGAGCTGACGATGCTGGGTGCAAACCTTGAGAGTATCAAGGAGGACTCAGTGGCGCGTAGCGAAGTGAAATCCAAGGTCGATGCGATCTTGAACAAGTTCAACTGGTAAGGAGTAGATGATGAAAGCAATGGGATTCACCAACGTAGTAGTAACCGAAGAAGTTGCTACGTTCAAGCAAAAGATGCCCACGACCACTGTGAGTGTGCACCCCCTGCTGGAGCCTGTGATTGCGAAGCTGGCGGTGTTGTACCCGCTGTGGACATTCACGGGTAACGGGACAGCGAACAGTCACAGCACAGTGCTTACTCACTTCACCGTGGCGTGTGATGGCGAGAAGCTAGGCACGATCGAGCGCAGGTACGAGGGGCGTGACTACCAAATCTGTGTGCAAAACGAGCGCATCAGAGCCAGCATGGAGCGTTCTGGATACTACAAGACCATGATCTCCGACAAGGCGGTGGCCAAAGTCAAGAAGATGTTCAGCCCCAAGACTACGAAGGAGTCAGCGCAGTCTGCGCGTGAAGCCGCCGCCAAAGCCGCTCAGACCGCCGACTGGAACAAGTCACGAGAGCGTGACGATGCCCAAGATATTTTGTCGAAAGCAGGTAAGAAGTTTGTGATGGGTGAGGGGTTCCCGATATTCATGGAGTATGTAAGGACCCACTACCCACCACAAGAGTACGAGCTACTGAAAACTAAGATAGAGACAGTCGAGTCCGCTAAGCAAGACTTGGTGACGATAACCGCCGTTCGCGAAGTCTTGCAAAGCAGGAAAAGCGGCGCTGTTGTATCGCGGCGTGGGGCTACGTACGTAGTGGAACAAGGTGACAGCACAGAAATTTGTGATGACAATACGCTCCCCGAGTGGGTACGTAACCGGATTGGCTTGCTCAAACTTATTGAGGTTAATCAGTTCGTATCGAATACCGGTATGAGAGCAACGGCAAACACGTTTGTGCTCATCAAACCAGAAGACGAAAACCTAACAACTGTTAGCGAAGGAGAAACAAAATGAAGAAGCAAAGCAAGTTAAAAGTAGTGGAGCAACAGCACCGAGAGCAAACCGAGGTGCGACCCAGCATCCTCGACAAGAGTTTCAAATACCACTGCGCCGCCGACACCGATGTGCAACGTACGTGGAGAAGGTTTGGTTGGACCCCACTGGAGAAGCGTGATGAAAGCAGTGCTTGAGTTTAACTACCCCGAGGACGAGACTAAATTGCGCAGAGCCATTCACTGCAATGAAGCGTTTGACACCCTCTGGACAATAAAGAACAAGGTGAGCAAACGGTTCACACACAAGGCCGACCTCGAAGATGTACTGCGGTACGTACAAGAGATAACCGACGACGCATTACGAATTTCAGGAGAAGACGTATGAAGAAAATAATTTTGGTCGCTGCGTTGTTGTGTGGCACTGCGCAAGCGCAATCGGTGATGTACTCGGGGCAAGACTTGTACACACGATTAACTAGCAACCCGCCCATCGCTAACGGTTACATAGCCGGAGTCCATGACTCGCAGTCAGGTATTACGATCTGCGTACCACCCAACACGGTAACGCTGGGTCAAATGTCCGACATGGTGAAGCAGTTGCTGGAGCGTGTGCCATCTGAGCGCCACTTGTCTGCGGATATTTTTGTGCAAGGCGCACTGTCAGATCGTTGGCCGTGCAAGAAGAAGGGGGGTGGGGTATGAGCCGCGAAGCAATGAAGCTGGCGCTTGAGGTAATGCAAAACCAAGGTGATGTCAGTGTGGATGAATGGATTGCGGCTGAAAAAGCCCTGCAAAAAGCACTGGCAAACGAAGCCCTCGACAAGATGGCAGAGAACGCCAGAGAGTTGGGGCTGGACTATGAGCCATGGACCACGGAGCAAGTGACGGTGCCCACGGACAGCATCCAGTTCTTCAAAAGCGTGAGCAACGGCCCGAGCGTCGAGGTCCTGCGCATTTCCAAGGACGGCATCTGGGCCAATCCAGACATTCCTACAGACGAAGCTGCCAAGAAAGTCCTGGAGACATTGGATCGCCACATCAACGGCCTGGTCAAAAGAGAACGCGAAGCTGGTAGGCAAGAGCCTGTGGCAAAGCACTACGCAAACGGCGGTCATCTTGTTTACCCCACGGCACAGCGCCCTTGGGTTGAAGTTGAACAAGTGAAATGGGAAGGCGACAAGTTGCTTGCCAAACTCAAGGAGAACACATGACAAACACAGGGCGGCGAGTCATCGTAGCATTAGAAGCACTCTCGGAGTTCGGGCAACTGACTGCGCAAGAATTGGCAGACTACACCGACATGAGTAGATACGATGCACACGCCGTGCTGACCCGCGTTAACAAGCGGACCAAGGCTGGTGAGAAGCGCATACACATTGTTAAGTGGACATACATCCATGACGATGCAAGGCGCTACCCACGCGCAGTGTATGGGTTAGGCGATAAGCTCGATGCAAAGAAGCCCAAACCCAACATAAAAGAAAACCGCAGACGCAGTGAAGCCAAGCGCAACACTACTTTCCGCATGAACAGTGTGTTCAACATGGCGATGACACGCGACACGATCAGAGAGATTCGGAGAAATTTAAATGAACACTGAAGAACGAGGCTTAGACCTTGCCCTTGCTGACGCAGAGGCAGATAACCGCAAACTGAAGGAACGTATCGCCGACCTCGAACGGGCAATATGCTCTGCCAAAGACATGGTGGCCGCACTCAACGGCATGAGCGATTACGAAACATGGTGCGGGTTGCTGTCCAAACTTGAGAAGGACTTGGCCCGAGTATGAAATGCCCAATATGCAACGCATGGACACGAACACTGGAGACCCGCAACCATGAACCAGCTAACGTCGTATGGCGAAGAAAAGAATGCGCCAACCTCCACACGTTTACCTCGGTGGAGCAAATCACAAATGAACCAATACCGCGCCCTCCAAGAAAACAAATGGTGGCCGTTCAACCGAGCAGACGCACAGGTGCTGAATTGGATGCACCGTCAAAGCAAATCGAATCTAACGACTGATTTACCCGAAGCACTTTTTTAACCCAAGGAGAAACCATGAGCCATTTATTTCATTCCCTCTTACCCGTACATCTGCAATCAGAGTTACGTGCCGCCACGCCCAGCAACTTGGACTACACGATTAAATCTGTTCAAGTAAACAACCCGCAGTATTTTCACAACGCCAAGACGTTGGACAGCCGTGTGTTTTTTGATGAGCCACGGGGAAAACTAGAAGGGGGTACGTTCATCCACGCGGCCCCATCCAGAATATACGCGGAGAAAAAATGACTACCGGAATTGAAGAACTCAAACTTGAGAAGAAACGTAAGGGGCGGGGGCTTGGTAAGAAGCCCGCTCTGAACTGCACGAGCTTGCGACTACCGAAAGAGGTGCTTGATTATTTTGAGACCCACTACCCGCACTCCAAGCAAGTGAAAATGAGAGAAGTGCTTACCGCATACGTCAACAGCCAAACCAAAGGAGAAATCAATGGCTAAGAAGATCACTCAAGCGGAAACCATTCGCCGTTACATTACAACGCACCCAGAGCTACCCATAGCTCAAGTAGCCAAAGACTTGGGCGTCAAGTACCAAGCAGTCTGGGCAACCAAACGCGCCGTGAGCAGGAAGCTGGAGAAGCTCGGGGCCAAGGTAGGCGACACAGTCGGTGGCCTTACACTGACGAAAACAAATGGCAAGTACCGCTGGAAGCGGGTTGCAACCGCGTCGACCGTCAACCCCCGAGGGCATGAAGTGATGACCCCAATCACCATGCACGAGCCCAAATCTGACCCCGTCTATCACCCCGCTCATTACAAGGTGGGTGGTATCGAGACCATCGACTTCATCGAGGCCAAGAAGCTGAACTACAATTTGGGTAACGTGGTGAAGTATGTTTCCCGCGCAGACCACAAGGGCGAACGCTTGGAGAATCTTGAGAAAGCCCGTTGGTACCTTGATCGAGAGATCGGTAGCTTGAGCGAGAAATTGGCCACACAAAACACCTAACATTTGTTAGGGAAAATACCAAGCCGCCTCCGGGCGGCTTTTTTGCGTCTGGAGGTTGACAAAGTAAAGAGGTGTGGTATTCTCTGGGTCCTGAAAACAAATTGGAGTGTTAGATGGCAACCACGCCAGAGGCCAAGGTCAAGGCCAAGATCAAGACCATTCTCAAAGAGAACAACATCTACTACGCCATGCCCATCGGCAGTGGCTACGGTAACGCAGGTGTACCCGACTTCCTATGCTGTGTGAACGGCTATTTTGTGGCGATTGAAGCCAAGGCTGGTAAGGGCAAGACCACCGCACTGCAAGACAAGAACCTGCGGGACATAAACGCATCGGGCGGTTACACCTGTGTCATCAACGAGACCAACCTCGACTACTTGAGGCAAGTCATTGCCGAGTGTAGGGGGGCCACTGAATGACGATTGTTACTCGCGCCCAAATCCTCAAAGAGTTCCTGCCCGGACTGGAGAAATTGTTTGGGACGGAGTACGCGAAACACAGGCCACCCGAGTATGTGAAGCGCCACCGGTACGGCAAGTACAGCATCTATCGTTGGGACTACGACAACCCCCTCGGTGAACGCAGGAGCACCACACTTGCCCAAGGGCTGGACAAAGAGACAGCCGAGGGCATGATGAAACTTTTAAAAGAACCAAAATGAACATAATCACAATCGACTTTGAATCTGCGTACGGTGGGGACCTCGGGTTCAAGACTCAGACTACCGAGGAATACGTACGAGACCCACGCTTTGAGGTGATCGGTGTGGCTGTGCAGGTCAATGACGGTGAGCCCGAGTGGTTCAGCGGTTCGATGACTGACACTGCTGTGTTCCTCAATCAGTTCGACTGGACCAACTCCCTTGCGTTGGCACACAACGCCGTGTTCGATGGCTTCATTATGTCTGACCGATTTGGTATCAAGCCAAAGGGCTGGTTGGACACACTGAGCATGGGCCGAGCACTTCACGGTACGAACGTAGGCGGGAGCCTCGGGGTGTTAGCCGAGCACTACGGTATCGGCGTGAAGGGTGAGCAGGTCAAGCAGTACATCAACTACTTCCGCAAAGACTTCACGCCCGAGGAGCTGGCCGACTACGGGTCGTACTGCCGCAATGACGTGACGCTGACGTGGGACTTGTTTGGCCACATGAGCCAAGGGTTTCCCAAAACCGAGTTGCGTCTGATCGACCTGACTATCCGCATGTTCACCGACCCTGTGTTGCGGCTGGACCCGGTGATGCTTCGCGCTCACTTGAACAATGAGCGTGACCGCAAGGAAGAACTGCTCAGGACTTTCGACAAAGACGCGTTGATGAGCAACCCTCAATTCGCCGACCTGTTACGTCAGCTGGGTGTTGAGCCGCCAATGAAGAAGAGCCCTGCCACGGGCAAGCTGACGTATGCGTTTGCCAAGACGGACGAGGAGTTCAAAGCCCTGCTCGAACACCCGACCACGGCGGTGCAGACCTTGGTTGCCGCTCGACTGGGTACGAAGTCTACGATTGAGGAGTCGCGAACTGAACGTTTTATTGGGATTGCTCAACGAGGTGCCATGCCAGTTCCCCTCCGCTACTACGCCGCGCAAACGGGTCGGTGGGGTGGTTACGACAAACTCAATCTTCAGAACCTGCCGAGGGGGTCGACGCTGAAGGAGGCTATCCTTGCACCTGCGGGATACATGATGATCGACTCCGACTCATCACAAATTGAAGCCCGTACGCTGGCATGGCTAGCTGGGCAAGACGACTTAGTGGAGGCATTTGACCGTGGCGAGGACGTTTACAAAATCATGGCATCTGCTATTTACGGCAAGCCAGTCGAGGAGATTTCCAAAGACGAAAGGTTCGTGGGCAAGACGACAATCTTGGGCGCG